CATTTCCGTCTGGATGACGGCGACCGAGTAAGTGTGTCCCATCATGTTCTGCGACATGGATGACATAGAGTGAAGTTGCGGACGGAAGCATAGCTTTGAGAATCGGTGCGTGCCATTGCAGAATTCGACTGCCTTTCGGCGTGCAACATCTGAGCCGTTTTTCGCTATGATTCCTGCTATCGTCGCACGAGACGTGTGAACACGAAAAGCCATCCCTGCGATGGCTTTTTCGTTTTCCGAAACGCTCGTTGCGCCTCCTTCCTTTCGCAACGAATTCCGCCCTCCCCATGATTTCCGAAATCCGGCATGTACCGGTAGACGCGCTCGTTCCCTACGCGCGCAATGCCCGTACACATTCCGACGAACAAGTCGCACAGATCGCGGCCAGCATCGTCGAATTCGGCTGGACCAATCCGATCCTCGTCGACGGCGAGCGCGGTGTCATTGCCGGTCACGGGCGCCTGCTGGCAGCGCGGAAACTGGGACTCAAAGAGGTGCCGGTTATCGAGCTGTCGCATCTCACACCGATGCAGAAGCGAGCCTACATCCTTGCGGACAACCGCATGGCCGAGAATGCCGGATGGGACGATGCCTTGCTGCGTATCGAACTGGAAGAACTGCAGGCCGCAGAATTCGATCTGGACCTGACAGGTTTCAGCGACGCCGACATCGACAAACTGTTCGGCGAAGAGGAAGCCGCTGGAGGTCTGACCGACGACGATACTGTTCCCGAAGCGCCGGCAAGTCCCGTCTCCTGCCCGGGCGACCTGTGGCTGCTGGGCGAACATCGGGTGCTATGCGGTGATTCGACGGTGCTGTCCGACGTCGAGAAACTGCTCGGCGGCGAACTGGCCGATATGTGCTTCACCGATCCGCCCTACAACGTCGATTACGGCAATGCCGCGAAAGACAAGATGCGCGGCAAGGATCGCCGCATCCTGAACGATGCACTGGGCGAGGGATTCTACGGTTTCCTCTACGACGCCTGCGTCAACATCCTCATGGTGACCAAGGGTGCATGCTACGTCTGCATGAGTTCATCCGAGCTGCATACACTGCAACGTGCGTGGATCGAAGCTGGTGGAAAATGGTCCACCTTCATCATCTGGGCCAAGAATACTTTCACACTTGGGCGCGCCGACTATCAGCGCCAGTACGAGCCGATTCTCTACGGGTGGAAGCAAGGCGTGGATCACTACTGGTGCGGTGACCGCGACCAGTCCGATGTCTGGTTCTACGGCAAACCGCGCGTCAATGACCTGCATCCGACCATGAAGCCGGTCGAGCTGGCGGAACGCGCCATCCGGAACTCGAGCAAGACGCGCGACGTCGTGCTCGACTGCTTCGGCGGTTCGGGCACGACCCTGATCGCGTGCGAAAAAGCCAACCGCAAGGCACGTCTCGTAGAACTCGATCCGAAGTTTGTCGACGTCATCGTGCGGCGCTGGCAAGACTATACGGGCAAGAAAGCAACCCGCCACGCGGACGGGTTGGAGTTCGATGTCGTCGCTTCAGCCCAGCCGGGCAACGTAGTGGGCGTAATCGCTGCCTGACCTCTTCAAACGATCCGGTAGACACGCTCACGACCGCTTTCCTTAGTGGACGTGATGTCGAGCCCGAGTTTCTTTTTGAAGGCGCCGGCAAACGTGCCGCGTACCGTATGCGCCTGCCAGCCCGTTGCGGAGCAAATCTGCGCAATCGTCGTGCCCTCCGGGCGCTTCAGCATCGCGATCACCTGGGCCTGCTTGCTGTTGTCGCGCGTGCGCGCCGGTTTCTCCTGCGTCTGATCCGCCGTTGTCCCCTTCGCAGGGAAACGCCCGATGGCACTGTAACCGGCTTCAGTCAACACGAGGCTCTTGCGCCGGCTCTCGATCAAGCCGCGGCTCAGGAGGCCGTCGATGACCTTTTGCCGGGCGCCGCCCCTCAGCTGTACTGGCAGCGGCTCGATATTGCCGTCCGGGCATTCCGCCGCCTGCAGCAGCACGGCACGTTGCGTTTCGGTGAGTTTAATGTCGTTCATGTTGGGTTCCTCCTCGGTGCGTTGATCGTTTCCGTATGAATCCATACGTTTCGCGAGAAGCCAAGCACCGCCTTTTGCTCCACCCCGCAGGAACCCGTCATGCCACGCCGCGCCCCTACACCTTGCCGTCATCCGGGTTGTGCCGCGCTGCTGGAGGTGCCCGGCCACTGCGACAGCCATCGGCCCGCAGTGCATCGGAACTACGCAGAACGGCGGCGCCGGTTCGATGCCGAGGTTGGCTTCTACCAGTCCGCGGCCTGGCGCGCGTGCCGTGCCGGATTCCTGCGGGCTCATCCGTTGTGCTGTCGATGCGACGCGCATGGCCTGTTGGTCGTCGCTACCGTGGTCGACCATGTCGTGCCGATCAAGGATGGCGGCGCACGCTTCGACTGGAACAACCTGCAATCGCTGTGCGTGTCCTGCCACAACCGGAAAACCGCCGGTGAGACCCACGCACGCAGGGCATCCCGGTGATCCATGCCCCGGGGGGAGTGCATTTTCTGAAAACTTCGTCGCACCGATGCGTGCGCCCCGCCGAATTTTTGCGCGGCCAAAATGAAACAGGGGGGAGTCCCCCAAGGATGACATCTGATGGCGGGACGTAAGCCGCTACCGACCGTAGTGAAACAGACCAAAGGCACCCTGCGACAGCACCGCGTCAACCGGCACGAACCGAAGCCGGAGGGCGATCTGATCGAGCCGCCGGAATACATGAGCGAAGGCGCCAAGGCTGCCTGGCGCTACGCGCTGGAGAGCGCGCCGCCCGGACTCCTCAAGAAGCTCGACATGTCGATCCTCGAAGTCTGGGCGCAGGCTGCCGATCTGTATCGCAAGGCCCAGGCGGGACTTGCCAAGACTGGCCTGCTGGTCAAGGCGCCGAATACCGGTGTACCGATGCAGTCGCCCTATCTCGCGATCGCCAACAAGCAGGCGCAGATCATGGCCAAGGCGGCGACCGAGATGGGATTCACGCCGGCATCCCGCTCCCGTGTCACCTTGCCGATGGAATCTGCCGACGATCTCGATCCGTGGGCCGACATCGCGGGATGAGCCGACGCTCATGGCAACGAGGAACTACGCCACGATCGCCCGGCGCTATGCCGAAGCGGTCGTGGAAGGCGACATCGCCGCCTGCCGCTGGGTGCGGCTGGCCTGCCGGCGACAACTGAACGATCTGGCACGGTTCAAGGGAAAGGGCAGCCCCTACCGTTTCAATCCGAAGCTGGAAGACCGTGCCGGCAAGCCTTACGCGCCGGCTGACAACCTGTGCGCCTTCATCGAACAGTTGCCGCACGTCAAGGGGCCACTCGCGGGCGAGCCGATCCATCTCGAACCGTGGCAGGTGTTCATTCTCGCCACCGTGTTCGGCTGGGTGAAACCGGACGGCAAACGCCGCTTCCGGCGCGCCTATATCGAAGTCCCACGCGGCAATGCGAAATCGACGCTTTCATCTGCCGTCGGGCTGTACATGCTTGCCGCTGACAACGAGGGCGGCGCGGAAGTCTATTCGCTGGCGACCACGCGTGACCAGGCGCGCATCGTGTTCGGTGACGCGCAGACGATGGCCCGCGGCTCCCCCGGCTTCCGGGCGCGCTTCGGTGTGGCCGTCGGCGCGCACAACATCAACGTACTGGCGACCGGTTCCAAGTTCGAGGCCTTGTCCGCCGAGGGATCGACGCTGGACGGCCTCAACATACACTTCGGCTGCGTCGACGAACTGCACGCGCACAAGACGCGCACCGTCTACGACGTGGTCGAAACGGGAACCGGCAAGCGCGACAACTCGTTGTTGTGGGTGATCACGACCGCAGGTTCCAATCGGGCCGGCATCTGCTACGAGGTTCGTACGTTCGTCACCCGTTTGCTGGAGGGTGTCTTCGAGGACGACAGCCAGTTCGGCATCATCTACGGGCTGGACGAAGACGACGACTGGGCGCTGGAAGCCGCGCTGGCCAAGGCCAACCCGAACTGGGGTATTTCGGTGCGCCCGGAAGTACTCCTGCCGCTGCAGGCGAAAGCGATGCAGTTGCCCAGCGCCGTCAACAACTTCAAGACCAAGCACCTGAACGAGTGGGTGAACGCCGACACGGCATGGATGGACATGCGGGCGTGGGAACGATGCGGACAGGCGGCGCTCGACGTCGACACGTTTGCCGGTCAGCCCTGCTGGATCGGCCTGGACCTGGCGAGCAAGACCGATGTCGCCGCGCTCGTGCTGGTGTTCGTGCATCCCGAGATCGATGGCGGATACGCGGTGTTCGGAAAGTATTTTCTTCCCGAAGAAACAGTCCTGGCATCCAGCAACAGTCAATACGCCGGCTGGATGCGCGCGGGACGCATCACCGTCACGCCCGGCAATGTCACCGACTTCGGATGGATCGAGGCGGAATTGCTTGACCTCGCATCCCGCTTCTCGATTGAAGCGGTCGCTTTCGATCCATTCCAGGCAACGCAGCTCTCGACACGGATGCTGGCCGAAGGATTGCCGATGATCGAAGTCCGCCCGACCGTGCTGAATTTTTCAGAACCGATGAAGACGCTCGAAGCGCTGGTCCTGCAAGGCAAGCTGGCGCACGACGGCGATCCGGTGCTGACCTGGATGGCATCCAACGTGGTCGCCCATCTGGATGCGAAAGACAACATCTATCCGCGCAAAGAGCGCCCCGAAAACAAGATCGACGGCATCGTCGCGCTGATCATGGCGCTCGCCCGTGCACTGCTTCGCCCGTCCGCCGAATCGTCGATCTATGACCAGGGTGTCGGCATTTGATGCCGGCACCAGAAATATCCGGTTTCACTTTTCCCTGCCCATCCGGGCTCTTTCTCTCTCTATAAAGGATCAAGCATGAACGTCACTCTCAACATCGCCACTACCCCGGTCGCCCTGCCTGCCGGCATCGTCGCAGGCCTGCTGGCACTGTCGATTACCGATCTCGCTGGCCAGCCGGTCGTCGATGCCAACGGCAATCCGATCGTGGTGCAAACCGTCGCGGATACGCAAGCCACGTTCGCGAATGTCGTTCCCGGCGACTATCTCGCGAACGCGGTCCGCCTCGACACCACTGGCAACCCGATCGGAACAAAGCTGACGCAGGCGTTTACCGTCCCGCAGCCGATCGTTTCGACGTTCGATGCGCCGCACGCGATCACTGTCACGCTGGCGTAATGCGTTGCCGGTGCCTGCAGCGATGGAAGCGGCGGCTCTGGTGCCTCTTCGGCTACCGCCTTGCCGACATACCCGTAGCGATTGACGTGACCTTGCGATGAATCCTCATCAACAGACCTCCGGTCTGCACCTGGACAAGCTGGACCAGCTAGACCGCTTGGCACTGATGATCGGCATCGCCGGATTCGCGGTACTCATCGTCGGCATCGGCTGGATTTCCGGCCCGGCGGCCTGCATCGTCGCCGGTCTCCTGATGCTCGGCTGGTCATACTTGACCGCCCGGGCCGTCGTCCGTGCCCGTCGCCAGGCGCAGCGACCAGACTCCTGATGTTTTTCTCGGACATCCTCTTCGCCGGCAACGGCAACGTGGCGCAACAAGGCGGCGGTGGCTGGCTTTCGCTCCTTGCGGGCGGCTGGGGCACGCGGGCCGATTCTGGCGCCTGGGTGACGCCGCAAACCGCACTGGCGTTGACCGCCGTGCAGCGCGCCGTCACGATCCTGGCCGAGGCCGTCGGTCAGCTTCCTGTCGAAATCTATCGCACGACGCCGGATGGCGATCGTGTGCGCGTCGACGATCACCCGGTGGTGCGCCTCCTGCGCATTGCACCGAACGACTTCCAGACGCCGCTGCAGTTCAATGAAGGCAAGCAGGTATCGCTCGGTCTGCGCGGCAATGCCTTCGCCCTCAAGTTTTACCGTTCCGACGGCACGATCAAGAGCCTCTATCCGATCAATGCCGATCGCGTGCAGGTGCTGGTCAGTCCTGTGGACCGGATGCCGTACTACCGCATCCTGCTGGCGCCGGACGGCATCGAAGGATTGTTCCCGCTGCGCGACATCCATCACGTGCGCTGGATCTCGGACAACCCCTATACCGGCCTGTCGCCGGTTTCCCTGCACCGCGACGCGATCGGCATTGCGCTCGCCACGGAGCGGCATACCGGCAAGATGTTCGGCAACGGCACGCACCTGTCGGGCGTCATCACGCGGCCCGCGACTGCGCCGGCGATCAAGGATCCGGCAGCCATCGAGCGGCTCACGACCGAGTGGGCCAACAAGTACGCCGGCATGGACAACGTCGGCCGCGTCGCGCTGCTGCAGGAAGGCATGGAATTCAAGCCCCTGTCGATGACCAACGAGGATGCGCAGCTGATCGCCGCACGCCAGTACAGCGTGCGCGACATTGCGCGCATCTACGGCATTCCGGCGCACATGCTGGGCGACCTGGAACGGGCCACCCATTCCAATATCGAGCACCAGTCGCTCGAGTTCGTCATCCATTCCCTG